CAATGTCCTCTTTCATACTTTTAAGTATTGACAAATCAAAATCCTCCCATCGTTTTTCTCTTAGCTGCTTTTAATAGGCGGGGCGTCATATCACCCATGTCTTTTATCCCTCTAGGATACTGAAAAGGAACCACTTTGAAGCATTGTTTCAAAAAAACAGTTCCTTTTTTACCACATTCGTCGTTATCTAAAGCTGAAATTATTGTTGTTACGCCTTGCTTTTTTAACTTTGCTATTTGTTCCTGCGTCGCCTTCCAACCTAGAATAGCACATACATATTTTATACCAAGCTGTTTGGCTTTTAAGTAGTCCATGTAGCCTTCAACCACAACGACTCTATGTCTATCATATCTTCCAACAACTGTGTTGTTCCTGCTGAATCCTTTATTATATAAGTACTTTCGTTTCTGTTCTATTTCCGGGTTGGTAGTCCTACAAACCCAACCTTTAAACGCCCCCATGTCACGCATAGGAAATATAATAGGATATGAGTCATTATAGGTTAGTTTTGCTCCGGCTTTGTTGAGAGATTCGGGATTGAAGCCC